AAGGATATAGACATCCATTTACAACCATTTTATCGGATGAATTATCAAAAAAACAGCTCGAACGATTTGAGAGAAACAGAATAAACTTCATTTTAAGCGCTCAAAATTCAAAAGATGATACATAACACCATCCAAAAGGAAAAACTTTGAAAAAACGAAAAAAAACGGGGTTTTTCGGGGTGTTCTCAATAGGGATGTATATAACTAAATTATTAATCACAATTAAAAAAAAAGAATATGAACGAGTTCGAAGGAATTTTAGACGAAATGAGACTTCACAACATTAAAGTCCCAGCAACAAGAGTTTTTTTTCAAGTTCCAAACGCAAAGGAAGTGTTTAAAAACGCAATGACTTATTATTTAGGCATTTGTAATAAAAAATATATTGAGTTGCCTGAATATAAAATGATAACCGATTGGTTGGCTGATAACAAAGGCAAAGGTTTGTTCTTGTATGGAAACGTTGGAACGGGGAAAACATTCATCACAAGATATGTTATTCCAGGTATTCTATTAAAATATAAACGTTTAGTTGTATCAACATTTGATGTGAAAGAAATAAATGCCGACCCTGATTACGTACTTTCAAAAAAAATTATTGCATTGGATGACATAGGAACAGAAGAAGTATCTATTAATTTTGGTGAAAAACGAATGGTTGTTCCTGAAATTTTAGACGCTGCAGAAAAATATGGCAAATTGCTATTAATTACCAGCAATTTTAATAGTGAAGGGCTTATTTCAAAGTATGGTAATCGAATCTTTGATCGTCTTATTGAGGTTACCAATCCGATCGAATTCAAAGGTGAATCATTTAGAGGTTGATAAATAATTGAAAAAAAGTCCGTGGCAAGTGAACAACCCTATATGTTCGATGTTATATTTGGCAAATTCAAAATGGTAAAGTATTTGCATTAGATAAAATTAATTAAAAAATATGACAGAAGCAGAAAAACAAGAACATATAAAAAAGATTAAAGAGATTTTGGAAAGTAAAAAAATTTATACATTCAAAGACATCTTTGTCTTTTATAAGGGTTGTTCACGGGCTACTGCTTATAACAATGGGTTCGACAAGTTAGACGACATAAGAGAGGCTATCATGTCGAACAAGAGGCATGGCGTTCAATCACTGATTGATAGATGGATAGAATCTAACAACCCAACGCTGCAAATCGCTGCCTTCAGAATTATTTGCGATCCTGAAGAAAGGGCTGCAATAAGCCAAAATTACAATAGCACATCCGAAGGCTCGGATAATGAAATTCTGATTAAAACAGTTGATTGATGGAATTAAACATCGTCAAAAAGTATCGAGATTTTTTCAAGGCAACCGAAAATGAACCGGTTGTGATCCTGCAAGGATCTAAACGATCCGGAAAAACGTATGCAATTCTCCAGCGCATTGGACTTGACTTTATAATGGAAAAGAACAAAAAATTCCAATGTTTTTCTGAAAGTCCAAAACAGCAAAATTTCGGGTTGATGTCTGATTTCAATAACATTTTTAACCCTATATTACACCGTGTTAAAACAAATTTAACACAAAAGACATTTTCATATCGAAATAACCAGCTTGCGTTTATCAACATTGCTGACAACACAAATGCCAACGATATAGCCAACTCATTGGGAGCGTGCGATGTCCGTTTTATTAATGAATGTAATACATTTTCAAAAGAAACGGTTGAGAAGTTGCAAATAAATAACCGTGAAAAATTGTATTTAGATTTTAACCCTTATCGTAAATTTTGGGTTGATGACCTGATCACCGAAAGGAACTTTCTGAAGACGACATGGAAAGACAACCCATTTTTAACACAAAACCAAATAGCCTTATTCACGCAATGGACTGATCAAGGAAAACATTCTGAAGTTGGCAGTTATGACTATTGGCGGTGGCAAGTCTTATGCGAGGGCAATTACGCTGACATAACCGGTGAAATTTTTACTACTGAGAATATTCATTTTTCAGACAAAAAACCTGAAGGCTTACATAACTTTATTATTTTCGCTGATCCATCAAACGCAAAAGGCGGTGACAATTTTGCACTCACTTTGACGGCAACGGATACCGAAGGTCGTGTTTGGCTGATTGATAGTTTTTCACGCAACAAAATCGAAAAAGTCTTAATAGCTGAAAAAATTAAAGAATGGCAACGTGATTATCCGGTGCAACGGACGCTAATTGAAACAAACGGGCAAATAGGCCTGAAGTTCTTTAATGATTGCGTTGCGTCTCAAATAACAGTCGAAGGGTGGTATAGCCGTACGGACAAGTACGAACGTATCATGAGTAACTTCGATGTCATCACACAAAAGCTATTTATTCTTGACACTCAACAAAATCGTGAGTTTGCTCAACAAATCTATACGTTTAGCATTGATTGTGAACACGACGACAATATAGACTGCCTCAACAATGCTATTTTGGCGTATATTTTGATTTACGGTGAACTGAAGATATTATTTTGATAACTTTTGAACAATTTATGAAAAAGTGTATTATATTTGGCGCGAAAATAAAATAACATGAAATTATTTAATTATAGAACAAAGAAACAATCAACCGCTGATCAATATCAATTAGGGAGGGCGACGAACTTATTAGGATATTACGACCGGCTCGGTTTAGGGTTTGTTGTTGACGAATTTAACTTGTTTTCACAAGTAAAAGGATACAGAACCGACCTATTGAACGGAACCAACTGGAGACCAACGGATCCAATCAACAGCCAAAACATTCAATACATTCAATTTATCAAGCTACTGCAAAAGTACTCAACGGCAATTTTTAATGATTTTGTCACAATCGGGTACGCGATATTCGCAAGAATTGAAGGGCAACTATTTTATATTTCACCAAACAACTATATCAAAGACGCAAACACAAACTACGTGTCGATTAACAATTACAGCAATGCTGAAGTTTTTGAGTTTGACGATCCGGACGTGTTTTGCGGTGAATTATCAATTTATCAAAAGTGCCAACCTTATCAAAGACTTTACAATATTGCGTTAAGTTGTCAGAAAAATGGACTTTACAAAAGCGGGTTTGTAAATGTCATAAGTCCTAAATCGGCAAGCGGACTACCTATGAAAACCGTCTTAACGGAGGCTGAAAAACAAGCAATGGAAAAAACAATATCGGAAAGTCATGGAGTCGCAACGGATACACAAACAAACTTTTTGATATTCCAACAAGACGTCAACGTGAATACTATCATGTTTGATTTTGCAAAATTAGGAATCATTGAAACGAAACAACTTTGCGAGGAATTTGTTTGCAGTAAGTTGGGTGTTCCTTATGTATTGCTACCTTCTAGCGGACAAACGTTTGCCAACTACGAAGAGGCAAACAAAATTCTTTACGAAAATCATTCAAAATATTGCGAATATTTTTGCAACTTTGCGAAAAACGATTTAGGATTCGATATAGATTATAAAACAATTGCAGAAGCTAATAAAGGAATCGTATGACAAAGAACTTGAATATTTTTGGCGATATTGTATCATCAATTAGTAAAATTGGGGAGGTATCCCCTACTTTAGTAATAGGAGAGGTTGGTGAATTAACTACGAACGACGAACTAATTGTTAACATTGACTGCTTCGGAGGTGAACTGTTTGCAGCCGTCGCGATTCGTTCGATATTAAAGAATTCGCCAGCAAAGAGAACATTTAATATTCTCGGAATTTGCGCAAGCTCGGCAAACACGCTATTTGATGAGAACGATACCATCAACATTGCGCAAGGTGCCATGGTTATGAATCACAAGCCAACGGCTAAAATCGATGGAAATGCAGACGACTTGAGAACACAAGCAAATGTATTGGATAAAGTAGAGAATGAAATCATATTAAAGAACCTCCATGCAAGAACTGGCAAACCAATCAATGAGTTATCACAACTACTCGTAGAGGGCTGGTGGTTAACGTCTGAAGAGGCTGTTCAAATGTTGAAATTCGGTGAACTGAAAACCGCTGCTATCATGAATCATGGAAAAACATTGCAAGAAAGTATCTATAAAAATTATTTGGAACGAAAGAAAACGTTAAGTGCGGACGTATACGCACAATTTATGAACATTAAAAAAAGGTTATCAAAATGAAAGAAATCTTGTTAAATTTGTTAGCGTTAACCGTTACAGCGTTGACGCAAAGTGGAGGTGATATTTCACCGGAGCTGCAAAATGAAATTGATAGCATTACTGCTGCTATTAACGCGATGCCGGACGATGCAAGCGGGGACGCTGCTACAGGAGGGGACGGTTCAAATGGGCAAGCAGTAAGCAATGAGTTGATGCAACGTCTTGCTGACTTGGCTGAAAAAATCAAAGACGATGCTACTAAAATGAAAGTGTCGAATAAAATCACCGATGCAAAAATTGTAGCCGTCAACAATGCAATCCGTAATTTTGAAGTCAAACAAAAAGATTTAGGGGCTGGAGTTGCAAAACCGAAAAACTTAAATTTTGATGCGCTGGTTGAAAACGGAGGGAAAATCAAAATCTACAATTCAAACAACTCGTTGTTCACCAAAACAGCACTTGAAAAGTTTAGTTTTTCTCAAAAGTTGAGAAACACGGGGTTGCTGGCGGGTATTAAGGAAATGGTTCTGCCTGAAGGTAGTAATCAAATCATTTGGACAGAAGGGACAAGAGGCACAAACACCGCCGCAATTGTGGCAATCGGAGCCGACAAGCCGTTCAAGACAAACACAACGGCAAACACAACCCTTGCTTTGTCAACATTAGCACAAGGAGTGACCGTTCCGGTTCAATTGTTGAAGGCTATTAACGGCGTGCAATCATTGTATGAAGACGACTTGAAAGGTGACCTAGAAGATAAGATCGCTGCTCAAGTTGCCGCTGCTATTGCTTTGGCAGCAAATCCAATTGTAACTACTGCAAAAGTAAACGTAGGTACTCCAACCATTGCAGACGTTATCGAAGTCGCTTATTGGCAATTACGCCCGTATGCACAAGGCAAGACTATTCACGTAGCCATTTCGAGTGAACAACAAAAGGCACTCAACTTGTTAAAAGATGCCAATTACAACAAACTTGCAAAAGTTTCGTATCCTGATCTATCGATTGAAAACTTTATCGCTGATGCAACATACACATCCGATAAGATCTTTGCATGGGTTGACAATCTTTCAGTTCGTTTCTACAACGATGGGTTATGGATCGGTTCGGATGAATTGAACGGTCGTGGTGTTTCGGGTTCTAACTTCTCAAAGAATCAAATTAGCATTTTGGCTGAATACTTGAACGAAGGTATCGTAATTCGTGGAACGGACGTTGTAACCACTATCTACGATTCTATTTCGGGTGTCATCACTGAATTAACTAAAACAGCATGAAAATAGAGATTTTGAAACCGCA